ATAAACTCTTGTTGCGCCAGAAAAACTATAACGTCTTACGTTACCTTGACCATCATCATCTAAAAAGAAAACAGTAGAACTATCACCTGATATTTTGAAACCAGATGATTCTAATATACCACCCGCAGATGAGTTATGACCTGAGTGTGGATTATATAATGCATTTCTAAAATATACATTATATTTTGTTGATGATCCTAATGTAGGTGTAAAATCTTTTCTAATTTTTAATGTAGTTATATTAGATAAGATTGAGTTATCTGTTGCATCAATTAAACCTGTTAGTTTTGAATATCTAAATACACCATCAAATTGAGATAGTGTATTTGTACTATAATTTGAAATTGTTGTTGTTACTTCTGATTTTAAAGTAGTCGCTGTTTTAGTTGTTGCTTTTTCATCATACTTAATATTAGATGTAAGTAATATTTTTGTGATTTCTGGGTCAACAATTTCTGGTCTTACAGATGCCACATTATATTTTTGTAGTTGTCTAACAATATCTGTTTTAGTTGTATTTGTTAAAGTAGAACCTGATGCTGCTTTGATTGCAATCTTAACTACACCATATAAAGGTGTTTCATCATCTTCACCACCCCAGGCAGAAACTGATTGTGCGTTTGGATAAATTGATTGAACTAGACTCTCATAATCACTAGTTGTCACTGCTCTATCTTGTGCAGAATATTGTAAAGGTGCGTTATATCTGATTGACTCTTTTGTTTGAGATTCTGAACCACCTTGAGCATTTGAAACTGTGGAAATAGACACATCAGTGAAACCACCAATGTTAGTTGATAGTGTAAACGTACTAGCGCCGTTTGCTTCTGTTTTATTTGATACAATATATTCTAGTATTACAATATTACCATCTGATAATTGTGTGCCTAATACGCCATCACCAAAATAAACTTCAAACTTACCATCTTCCGTTTCTTGTAAGAAATAAACTTTTGAAGTAGATGATAAACTAGTCACACCTGTAGCCAATGAATATGTGCTTGTTGTCGTATCAGTTGATGAATTTTGAACAGAGACTTTTAGTGTAGATGTATCTGCGTCAACACTAGGTATAATAAATCTTTGGTCAACATCTGTACTGTCGACTGTATATTTAAATGTAATAAGTGTGCCTTCATAAACAGATAGATTAGAAAACTTATAAACACCAGCAACTGGTGAAATTGTTTGTGATGCGTTTGTAACAAACTGATAAGTTTGACCATCAACGGTTGTTGTAAACGCTGTACCTTTTGTTGCTGTGATTGTTGCTGGACTACCAGTCACATTATTAACCGTAACATCAATTGTTGCCAACGGTGATTTTGGTGATGTTGGTGTGTAACCTAACATCTTTGCGATTGACACGATATTTTTTCTAACATCAGCGCTATCTAGGTACATTTCATTTGCCAACATATTGGCATTGAAACCTAGGTAGTGTGTATTGTATGCAAGTAAATCTAATAGAACTGCGAAACCTGAACCTTCAAAATCGTAGTCCTGAAATTCTGATTGACTTTGTAAGAATGTTTTTAAATTTGATTTTATATCATCAAAATCAAAATCTGAAACTTGTAATTTGTTACTTGCCATTTTATCTTAATCTCTCTAAAAATGTTTCTACCGTAATTGGGTTTTGTATACCTATAACATAAAATTTAATTTCAAGTTGATAACCATTTCTATCAATATCAGGATTAGCAATTATTTGAGTCACTCTTGCTCTTGGTTCAAAATTAGTTAAAACTTCTTCAATTTTTCTCTGTAAGTTAAGTGCAGTAAGTGGCGTAATATTCTCAAATAACAACGCTCTAACATTGCCACCAATCTCTGGGTGAAAAGGTCTCTCAAAATGGTTTGTGTTAATTAAATTTCTAACACTTCTCTTTACCGCCTCAACGTCTGTTAATTTATTAACGTCATTAGTTACTACATTTCTACCGAAATCTAAATCTAAATCTTTGTAGATACGAGTGGCTCGTTTACTATTGTTAGATACGTTTTCTGTACTATAACTAGGCATAACAATATTTATACACTAACCAGAGAAAACATTTGAAGAACCTGAAGTCATCGCCCCTGCATCTGCGCTATCACCTATTCTTGCTACAAAAGCGCCTTCTACTCTAACCGTACCACTACCCGCATTTACATTTGCCACGTGATCTGCGCACGGAGGGTTAGGTGGAAATGGGTGAGCAACAGTAGGGTCACCAACTCTGGCGATTAATATACTATTCGCTCTAACAGTGGATTGTCCTGGTGTATCAAGTGTGGTTGTACCCACACATATATGACCTGTACTTAAACTATCGCCTTTACGACTGATTGCTGGCATATCTACTTTTTTCTCTCGCTTCTCGTTTAGCTTTTAACGCCTCTCGTCTTCTTTCTTTGACTAATTCTTGTTTTATCTTTCTACCAATAGGTATAAAAATACTATGACACATTTCTTTACCTTTTTTACTGATATATTCAACACTTATCATTTTATCTTTGAAATTGCCTTGTACAGACATTATTGCTTTCTTTAAACTTAATTGTTCAGTTTCTTTTTCATCACCGTTTTCGTTCCAAAACAGGAATTTTCTCATTTTTGCCATTATTATTATGCTCCATTAAATAAATCTTCGGGAATTGTTACTTTTTGTTCTTTTTTTTCTTGTCTAAAATGCCTACATACTTCAATTATGTATTTTCTACCATCATAATCTTTCTCATTTCTAAATAGAGGTCCGTTATGTGCTTCATTTCCACAATTTTGACAATAAATTTTCATATTATTATTTATTCGTTAAAAATTACACTTAAATTGCGCATACATTTCGCCATCTTTTAAAAATTTACCGATTCGTTCTCTAGTTTTCGAATCTTTATAGTCAATTTCTTTAAAATTAGGGAAAATATCACAATTTATTAGTTTTTTTGAACAATTAGAACAAAACAAGAACAAAAAAACCCAAAAAATGACGTAAAATAAGGGTTTTTTGACTAAATTATTTTGGTTTTTACCCATTTTTTTCTGTACTTCTATGATTTTACCATATATATTAGCCTTATGATTAACAAAAAGGATACTATGAAAAATATAAACGACTTAAATTCATACTTATTTAGTATGAATGTTGAAGACTTAAAAAATACGGTAGATTTGATTAGAGATATTATAGAATCAAAGATTAAATCTTCTCTTAAAGTAAATGATGAAGTTTATATAGTCCAAAAGACTAAAAAATCTTCAGGTGTTATAACTAAAATTATGAGATCAAAATGTTTAGTTAAACAAAATTCTAATAATATGACATATAGAGTACCAATGTCAATGATTCAAAAGATTGTGAGGTAACTATGAGTGTTAAATTATCAAAAAGTGACGGTAAATTAGGTTTTGTAAGTGAAGAAGGTATCTTCGTTACAGATTGTTTTGAGAGTGAGTGTGGTAGATTTATGATGGACCCTATCAAAGACTATGGTCTTACTCAAAAACAAGTAGATAAAATGGTTGAAGTGAACGGACTAGAAGAAGAATTAGGTATCTGGTCTGATTTCGCTTTAGAGGGTTTAACAAATAATATGGGAGGAAAACAATAATGTATAAAGTAGAACAAAAAGCAGATAAAATTGGTTCTGGTATTCAAAATATGATACAAGGTGCCAAAAAAGATTATATCAATATGTCAACTAGTTATGGTAAAAAAGAGTTGACTGGTTATTCTAAAGATCAGGTTGATAAATGGGATAACTTGTGGAAAGTAGAGACTGGTAAAAAATATATTAGGGTTGTAAGAGAAAACGGTGTGTTTTGTTTTATCGTTAGAGAAGACTCTGGTAAATTTAAAAAAGGTGATATATTAAAAGCAGCGGGTTATAGAGCTCCTGCTAGAAACTCGGCTCGAGGTAATGTATTAGAGGGTAACTACGCAATTCAATGGACTGGTCCATTGTACTTAAAATAGGAGGACAACTATGGATAAAGATAGAGACTATACACAATACGACATTGACCAATTTACCAAATATGGTGATTGGGACGATGAAGAAGAAACTGGTTTAACACAGGAAGATATTGACCATGCAACAAAGTATGGTTATAATCCATTTGATTAAGGAGGACACTATGGATAAAGTAAAAGACTATATGGCAACATTTTTTGGTGTTGTTTTTATAATGAGTATGGTAGGTGCCACAGGCGCAGTAGAGGCCGACAATTATCTAGTTGGTTTTGTGATGGCTCTTGTAGGTATCTCAACAGGTATTCTAACTTTAATATTACAATCAAAGGAGGACTACTAATGAAAAAAAGAAATAAACTAGAAAGAAAATTAGACGAATACAACCACACCATGGAATTGATTAGAACAATCTTACCTGTGGTTATTATAGTATTACAAGTTATAATATTAGTAAAAATTTTATGATAGACAAATATTTAAAATGGGTAGCGACAGCATTCTTAATGATTGGTGTCGGTGCCAATTCACTCGCAATTTACCCTGCGGGACCTTTATTTACATTGGCTGGGGGTTTGACCTGGTTAATCGTTTCTATAATGTGGAAAGAAGCCGCATTAATTACAACCAATCTAGTATTATCAGCAATCACAGTTATTGGTTTGTATATCACTTATATTCATTAAAGAGCAATCGTAGTTAAATGGCATAACGTCTGCCTGTGGCGCAGAAGTTGATTGTTCGATTCAATCCGATTGTACCAAATTATATATTTGTTCCTGTACCTAAATTACGATAGAATAGGTTTAGTAAATCTATATGTTTATATAACTCATTTATATCCTGTATAACAAAACATAAAATTGTGATACAAGTTACTACGAGTGCTATGAGAATAATTGTTAAAAGATGTTTTTTAAGATTACTAAACATTTTATAAGTGAGAGGTGAGTTATAT